GGCTACCTGTAAAATCAATCGTAAAGAAACGTGAAGTACGTTTCCTTACGGTTGATTTTTTATGCCAAAAAGGAGAAACGCCCATGAATAAAGCAAGAAGAAACACGCTCGAAATGATATCGGGGAAAATCGAGGAGCTGCGAGATGAGCTGGAAAGCCTTCGGGACGAGGAGCAGGAGTACATGGACAATATGCCGGAGAACCTGCAAGGAAGCGAGAGGTACGAGGCGGCGGAAGAAGCGGTGAGCAGCATCGAATCGGCAATAGACAGCTTGGAAGAGGCTGTCGGCTACATCGAGAGCGCAACGGAAAACTGAAGGGGGGCGAGAACGTGAAGAGACCGGTCAGGATGACGAACGGGCTGCGCACGGTCATCGACAGGATGTACAACCGCGAGGACGCGAACGTCGAGACCATCGCGGCGGCGCTGGGTACGACGCAGCAGACCATATACAGGGAGCTGCGGCGCGGACGCACGGACGAGGTTCGCAACGGGCGCTTCGTGTACGACCCGAAGAAGGGCGAGACGGTAGCAGCGGAGGCGCAGCTGCGCAAGGGATGCAAGCTGCGCGAGGACGACGGGCGCGTGAACAACGGGCGCGGAAGGTCAAAGGTGTTTGAAGATGAAGCGGTATGAAGCGGAAAGAGCGTGCTGGCTGTGCGGGCGCAACGGATGCGCGGACGTGCTGGACAAGCACCACATCTTCGGCGGAGCCTTCCGCGAGAAGAGCGAGAAGCTGGGGCTGGTCGTCTGGCTGTGCCATCACGACTGCCACATCTTCGGGCCGGAGGCGGTGCACAGGAACAGCGAGACGATGCAGCGCCTGCACGAGTACGGACAGAAGCTGGCGATGGACCGCTTCGGCTGGGACATCGAGGACTTCCGGCTGGAGTTCGGCAAGAATTACCTGCCGACAGCAGAGGAACGTGCTGTCGGCACGCACGGCGGGAAGATGCCGAGTGTGCCGGACGAGACGCCGGACGAGGAGGAGAGCGTGAGCGTTTTCGGGTTCGCGCTGCTGCCGGAGGACGCGGCGCTGCCGTGGTGAGGAGGACGACATGACAGGCTGGACATTGTTCTTTACCGTGGCGGGAGTGGGCTGGTGCTCTTCCCTGCTGATGCGGTTCATCGTATGGCTGGACACGCCGAAGGAGGCACGGAGATGAAGAGGACGCGGAGCCTGTTCGCACAGGAAAGCCTGCTGGAGCCAATCATCACGGACAACTTCGCAGGCGGCGGAGGCGCTTCAACCGGGATAGAGCTGGCGACGGGACGAATCGTAAACATCGCCATCAATCACGACGCTGCGGCAATTCTGATGCACAAGACAAACCATCCGCACACGGAACACCTGCAAGCGAGCGTGTGGGATGTGGACCCGGTGGAGGTATGCAGAGGACGGCACGTTGCGCTGGCGTGGTTCAGCCCGGACTGCAAGCACTTCAGCAAAGCGAAGGGCGCGGCGCTGGTGGACCGGAACATCCGGGGGCTGGCGTGGATAGAGCTGCGCTGGGCGGCGCTGGTGCGGCCTGACCTGATGATTACGGAGAACGTGGAGGAGTTCCTGACGTGGGGGCCGGTGCGCAAAGGAAAGCCGATGAAGCGCAAATCCGGGGAGACGTTTCAGAAGTGGCGGACACAGCTGGAAAATCTTGGATATGCCGTGGAATGGCGCATCCTGACGGCGGCGGACTATGGCGCGCCGACGACGCGCAAGCGCCTGGTTATCATCGCGCGGTGCGACGGGAAGCAAATCGTATGGCCGGAGCGGACGCACGCGCCGCGAGACAGCGAGGAAGTGCGGAGCGGGAGATGCAAGCCGTGGAGGAGCGCGGCGGAAATCATCGACTGGAGCCTGCCGTGCCCTTCCATCTTTGAGACGAAGGAAGAAATCGAGGCGAAGTACGGACTGAAGGCCGTGCGACCACTGGCAAGAAACACGCAGCGGCGCGTGATACGCGGCGTCGATAAATTCACCATACGGAGCGGCAAGCCGTTCATTGTGCCGGTGGGGTACGGGGAGCGGAAGGGGCAGGCACCGCGCGTACACGACGTAGACGAGCCTGTGCCGACGGTGGTTTCGACCGTGAAGCACAACGTGTGCGAGCCGCTGATGGCACCGATAACCTTCAGCAACACGAACGCATCGGTGGGAGCGCCTGCGGACCAGCCGATGCACACAATTCGCACGGGCGGCGGAGGCGGACAGCTGATGTCGATGGCGCAGCTTATCCAATATCACACAGAGCAGACGGAGAACGTGCGGGCGTCAGGGCTGGACGCGCCAATTAACACGGTGGACGCATCGAACAGGTACGCGATGGTGGCGGCGCAGCTGACCGAGTATTACGGAAACGGAAACCCGCTGGACGTCCGAGAGCCGATGCACACAGTAACGAGCCACGACAGAGAGGCGCTGGCGCTGGCACACATTGCGGAGTTCAAGGGACAGGACATCGGGCAATCGGTGAACGCTCCGCTGCGGACTATCACGGCGAGCGCGGGAGAATTTGCGGAGGTTCACACGAAGGTCGTGCGATACGAGGAAGGCACGCAGCTGATGCACTGGCCGAAGATACGGGCGCTGCTGAATGAGTTCTGTGGCTATGAGCTGAAGGACGACGAGGTTCTTCTGCTGGACATCGGCGGGAGCTGGTATTTTATCGCGGACATCGGGCTGCGGATGCTGTCGCCGCGCGAGCTTTACAACGCGATGGGGTTCCCGGAGGACTACAGGATAGACACGGATTATACCGGGAAGCCGTACCCGAAGAGCGAGCAGGTAGCGCGCTGCGGCAACGCCGTGTGTCCGCCAATGGCGGCGGCGGTGGTGCGCGCAAACTGGCAGGAGACGGCTGTGTGGGACATCGCAACGCTGGCGGAGCTGGAGAGGAGAGTGGCGGTATGAGCAACTTCGAGCGCATCAAAGAGATGACGTTGGACGAGATGGAGGAGTTCTTGCAGGACGCGGAGTACAGGTCGCCGTGGGCGGAGGAGTTCGCGGAGGCGTGCTACAAGACCTGCAAGCCGGACGTGGTGATGGTGGAGGGCTACGAGAAGCCGCTGTCGCTCTACCAGTGCGACTACGACGGGCACCACTGCCCGCACGGGGACAGCATCCGGTGGTGGCTGGAACAGGAGGCGAAGGGATGACGGCGGCGAGAGCGTTCTGCATCCTCGCGGCGGCGGTGTTCGTCGTGTCGTGCGTCTGCTACCGGATGAAGCGCGAGCTGGCGGGAGACAGGCTGCTGTTCCTCGCCTATGGCGCGGTGATAATCACAATAGCGGCCCTGCTGGAAAGCCGGGGCCTGATATGAGGAGGACAAGACCATGAACAGATACGGACTGACGGACCGGGGACTGCACCAGCTGGCGGAAAGATGCGGGCGTCGTGTATGCACGACGGGAGAGCATCACGACTGCCCGTATGGGGACGAGGGACTGACAGACTGCGTAGACCGGCTGGAGAAGGACCACGAGGACATGGTGCTGCGGCTGCTGGAGCGGGACGACATCGCGGTCGGCGGACCGGTGGAAGGAGACGCGATGCGCTATGTGGGCGCAATCATGCAGGCGGAGGAAGACGACAGCTGCGAGCGGTGCGGCAACGAGGAGTGCGACGCGCGCGGCGAGGGTTACACGATGCCGTGCCCGGCGGTGACAAGCATGGACGCGGACACGGAAATCAACATCCTGTCGCGCGCCGTGGAGACATACGGAGCGCAGGCGCAGATGGACATGATGCTCGAAGAGATGAGCGAGCTGGCGAAGGCGCTGCTGAAGTACAGGCGCGCCGGGAGACAGCCGAAGAAGTACGCCTCGCAGTTCAAGCAGCTGGAGCAGGACGTGCTGGAAGAGATGGCGGACACGCAAATCATGCTCAACCAGATGTGCCTCATCTTCGGCGACTTCAACGAGCAGGAAATCGAGAAGCTGGAGCGGCTGGACGCAAGGCTGCGGGAGGCGGGAGCATGAAACCGATTTATATACCGCGAGGAGCGGCGAAGGAGTACGGAGACTACGCACTGAACATCTATACCGGATGCCCGCACAAGTGCTGGTATTGCTTCGCTCCGAACGTGCTGCGAGTGGGGCGCGAAAACTTCCACAACGTAGTGGAAGCACGATGCGAAATAGTGGCAGCGACGCGCAGGCAACTGGAAAAAGACGAGGAGCTGCGCGGCAAGCTCATCCATTTGTGCTTCACCTGCGACCCGTACCCAACAGGGAAAGATTCGTCAACGACGCGCGAAATCATCAAAGTGCTGAAGGAGTACGGCAACCACGTCCAGATTCTGACGAAGGGCGACGGGACCAGAGACATCGACCTGCTGGATGAGAACGACTGGTACGGCGTGACGCTGGACGGAAGCGAGAGCGCCGAAGAAAGCATCCAAAGGATGGAAGCACCGAGAAAGGCGGCAATCAGGGGCATTAAAACGTGGGCATCCTTCGAGCCGGTCATAGACACGCGCCGTGTCCTTTCGTACATCGAGGTATGGCACGAGGTATTCGACAAAGTGAAAATCGGGAAGCTGAACCACTTTTCGTCCACGACGGACTGGAAGGAGTTCGGGACCGAGGCGGAAGAGCTTTGCAAGAAACTGGGACTGGACTACTACATCAAGGACAGCTTGCGGAAGGAGATGGCGGGAGCATGAAGGCACTGATGGAGCTGAACAGGGACGACATCCGGGACATCATCGCACTGCATTTCGGCGTGAACGGGAGCGCCGTAACCGTCAGCAGGCGCGCGACGGTCCGCGTGAGCGGAGACGTGCCGGTGAAGAACGCCGTCAAGACGACGGAGGGGGGGCGCGAAATGCCTGCGGCGCTGCCGGAGGGAGAAGCGGAGGAGAGGCCGCAAGAACCGGAGGCGGAGGCGCAGGCGGCGGAGGAACCGAAGAAGCACGCGAGCCGCGTGGAAAGACTGTTCGGGAAGCGTGAGGAATGGCCGAACGCGGACGAGGAACCGTCGGTGCGTGAGGTTAAGGGATTTATGCTCATCAAGTGCAGCGCCTGCGGAGATGCAAGGTCGTTCTTCCTGAAGGACTACACGACGACGTGCAACTGCGCGGCGTGCGGCGCGGAAATCCCGCTGGACGGGAACCTGCTGAAGCCGGTATACGCGAAGTGTCCGGCCTGCGAGAACGCGCTGAAGTACAAGACCAACTTCACGGGAGACAGGCTGACGCTGGCGTGCAAGCGGTGCGGAGGCCCTATCGACTGCGAGCTGAACGGGAAGAGAAACGCTTACACCACAATCAAGTAACGGTCAAGCAAGGAGGCATCATGGAAAAAGGAATGGGAACGGCGGAGGCCGTAGACATCCTGACGCCGGGAAAGAAACGGTACACGCCGGAGGGCTACGAGAGGGCGCTGGAGAAGGCGCGCGTGGCGCTGGAGGAGCTGGACCGGATGCGCTGGCGCAGGTTCGACCGGTCGATGCCGTGCGTGGACGAGGACGTGCTGTGCACGGACGGCGTGTATCTGTGGACGGACAGCGTGGTGCAGGGAAAGGCAACGGGGGACGGACAGGTCGAGTATTATCTGGACAGCGGAAACGACATCAGCGCGAGCCGCATCTGGTGGATGCCGAAGCCGAAGCTGCCGATGACCTGCGAAAACTGCAAGAGGTTCTTCGCCGGTGCGGAGAACGCGGTGGGCGTATGTGGCAAGAGCGGCGAGCTGGTGTGGCGACACGCGGCGACCTGCGACGAGCTGCTGGAACGGTGAGGAGGACGCGATGGGAGCGATAACGTGCGCGCCGGAGCAGAATTTCACATACACCGGCTACATCAAGATGCGGCGGATGAACGCGCTGAAGCCGGACGAGCCGGAGTACATACTGCTGCGGGCGCGGGACGAGCGCATCGCGCCGGTGATGCTGGAGGTCCGGGACGAGATGAAGGGCTACATCGCGGACCTGCTGGGCAACTCGTTCCGGGAGACGTTCATGCTGAAGCGGTTCCACTTTAACCAATGGTGCGAGCTGCGGAGAGTGGACGTGCTGGACGAGAGCTTCGAGGCTGTGAAGACCGTGAAGCAGGGGCAGGACTGGAGACCGTTCATCGGAGAAATCAAGGAGGCGGAGGGCGATGGGCAAGAATAACCTGATGCAGAAAATGATGGCGATGTGCCGGGAGGCGTTCGCTGACGGGCAGCGCGTCGGGCAGCAGCAGACCTTTGACGCGGTGATGATTTACCTGCACCGGAACGGCTGGGGCACGCAGCGCATCCTGAAGCTGCACGCGGGCACGAACGGCGTGATGGAGGAATATGCGCCTGCGTTCTTCGCGGGCATGGAACAGGACATCAATCAGGAGCGCATGGACCGCGAGCTGCGGGACGCGCTGAAGGGCGCGGAGGGATTCTGCGCGTTCGCAGAACGCTATCCAGAGGTAAAAACGGTGGGCTATGACAAGCTGCCGAAAACAAAATGAAGGAGGACTATATCGTGGCGGACAAGAAGGAAAGAAGCATCTCGGCGGAGCTGGAGCTGCTGGGCAACGTGAACGCGGCCATCGACACGGCGGCGGAGAGCTATCTGGAGGACCGGAAGCGCGGGTTCGCATCCGACAAGGAAGCGTGGGCGGAGCTGATGGCGACCTGCGGGCGCGCGGAGGACGAGGGCAAGAAGACGGCGAAGCTGCTGAAGGAGCTGTGGGACGCGGCGAAGGACCGGAACGACGACGCCTTCCGCGCGCTGGTGATGGAGATGCAGCGCGCCTCGCGCCTGACGGCGCAGTCGTGGGCGACCGTGGGCGCGATGGCAAAAATCGCGGTGGAGCACACGGAGGGCTGACGAGATGCCGTATATGCGGATGACGACGGACGAGCCGGACGGGAACCTTCAGACGCTGCTCAACTACGCCTACGCGCACGACCACGAGACATATCTGCGCTATGCGGGAGGCCGACAGGCCGTCCCGCTGGCGCTGTATATCGAACAGGAGGCGCACGCGCAAGGATGCAAGGACGTCACGGCGGAAGGCGTGAGGGACGGGGACGACTGCTTCATGTGCGACGGCTGCGTGCTGGCGGTTCTGAACGCGGTGGCGACGCAGGCGGCGGAGCTGCGGGCACGGCTGAAGGACTTCGAGGACATCGGCTATGGACCGGCGGAGCTGGAACATCTGGCGAAGCTGGGAGCGCAGCTGACGGAGACGGCGAAGGAACGGGCGGAGGAAGAAGGCACATGACCTGCGCGGAGTGTCCGAAGGCGTTCACGGAGGAATGGTCGAGTAAGCAGAGCGTGCTGCGCTGCGGCGCGGAGGGAACGCGCAAAGGCTATGTGACGGAGCTGTTCCCTACCGGACACGTCGCGGTAGTCGCCTCGCTGCCTGCGCCGGTGTGGTGCCCCGTCGCATCGAAATGAAGTTCTGCATCGCGTCCCCGTCCGGCGACGGGGGCGCGCTGGAAAGCTTCATACACATATATAACATTCGCGCACGCGCGCGAATGAAGGCTTGTAATCAGTCTTAACTTAACGACCACACCAGAGGGAGAGGGGCGGAGCGATGTACACCGGCAGGACTTTCAACAGGGAAACGGTATATTTCACGGGAGAGTACATCGACGGTGAAATATATCCGGTTTTTCAGTCGGCCGGGAAGAGGCGGAAGAAGTGCAAGCCGACAAGTGCGATTCAGGAGAGACTGAACCAGAGGAACGCGGAGAAGAAGCTGACGCGCATCGTGCGGATGAATTTCTCCGACGGAGGCGTGAGCGTGACCTGCACCTATCGCAAGGGCGAGGAGTCGGAGGGAGCGGAGCAGGCGCAGCGCGACGCGCAAAACTTTATCAAGAGGCTGAAGCGGCTGTACAGGAAGGCGGGCGCGGAGCTGAAGTATATCTACGCGACGGAGTGCGGCAAGGGAGGAAACTGGCACCACCACTTCATCGTGACCGGCGGAGTTGACAGAGACGACATCGAGGACGCATGGGGCAAGGGCTACGCGAACGGCAAGCGCCTGAAGGTCGAAGAGGACGGACTGGCGGGACTGTCGCGCTACATCGTGAAGGAGCGGAGATTTTACAAACGCTGGAGCGGGAGCAGGAACCTGTTGCGACCGGAGCCGGTACAGTGCGACGGGCAGCTGTCGATGTTCGACGTGGAAGAAGCGGCGGACGCCATCGAGGAAGGCAGGGCACACGAGTGGTTCGAGAACCGCTGGCCGGACTTCGAGCTGGTGGAGGCGCGCTGCGACCGCAACGGCATCAACAGGGGCGTTTACATACACTTTGAGATGCGGAGGAGACGAACATGGAAAACACGGGAGTGAAAACAAAGCAGGAGCTTATCTGCAAACATCGGGAAGCGGGCATCATCTGCAAGCGCGAGGGCGTGAACGGGACATACGGCAACTGCGACAAATGCGGCTGGTGCCCGGAGACGGAGAAGAAGCGCAAGGAGAAGTATCGGGAGGAGCATCATGTTTCGATTTAAGAGCGGCGTGGACGTGACGTACAACCGGCAGGGGTATATCTATTTCACGTCGCGCCTGTACAAAGAGCTGGCGGGAGAGGACCAGAAGACGATACTCAACCTGTGCTTGGAGCACGGCGGAGAGTATTATCAGGCGCTCTTCGAGTTCGTGACGACGGACGCGAGCGCGACAGAGCTGGAGATGAAGTACCATTTGAGCAGGCGGACCCTGTATCGCGTGGTGAAAAAATACTACGAGGCGTTCCCGGCGAAGCTGTAATGCACAAAAAGCGGGTGAATTTGCGCATAAGGGCTTCGGCGGCGGGCACTTATTGTCAAATGCGAGCATTTTTTGCTCATAAGCGGGAGATGTTCGGAAGGATTTGCGAGGGGCAAAGATGTCCTTCGCAAATTTTTTTGCCACTTTTGACAAAGTTGGCACTCCGTGACGTTACTCTTGTGATACGGTTCAGACGTAAAAAAGCATAAAGCCGCGAGAAATCGCGGCAGAGACGGGTTTTTGGACACGACAACGTGCGCGCGGGGGCGCATTACAATCCTTTCGCGCGCACGCACATCACGCACGCGAAGGGGGCGAGGACGTGGGCAGACCGAGACAATACACACCGGCGAAGCTGAAGAAGGCAGCGGAAGCGTGGTTCAAGAGCATCACGCGCATCGTCCGCGTGACGGAGGAAGTGGACAGCGGCAAACGAGACGAGAAGGGCCACGCCATCTACACGAGCGCGGAGGTCCTGAACCAGAACGGCGAGCCGGTGGAGCAGCTGGAGTACATCGTGCCGCCAACCGTCGGCGGGATGTGCAGGGCGCTGGGCATCAGCCGGAGCACATGGGCCAACTACTGCGACGCGAAACTGAACCCGGAGTACGAGGCGGCAACGACATGGGTGCGCGAGCGCCTGCTGGAATGGAACGAGCAGGAGCTGCTGACGCGACCGGGCAAGGACGTGAAGGGCATATTGTTCAACCTTCAGAACAACTACGACTACACGGACAAGCGCGAGGTAGAGCTGGGCGAGCGTGCGAGCAAGGCCATCCAGTGCTCGACAATGGCGGAGAAGCTGGCGCTGCTGCGAGAGCTGACGGAAGACGACGATGAAGACGCTGACGGAAGCGGATGTTGACCGCTATCTGGAGGCGGCGCTGTGGTGGAAGCGGATGCGGGAGACAAACAACCGCACGTTCCTTCCACTGTTCGGAGACGAGCACCGCTATCTGGTGCTGAAGGGCGGCGGCGGCAGCGGCAAGAGCATCTTCGCCGGACGCAAGGTGCTGGAACGCTGCACGACGGAGCCGGGGCATCGGTTCCTCGTGTGCCGCAAAGTGGACAAGACGCTGCGACAGAGCTGCTTCAAACAGCTGCGCTCGCAAGCCTACGAATACTACGCGGACGACGTGGACTATATCCCGAAGGGGCAGAGCGGAGATATGTACATCCGCTTCAAGAACGGGAGCGAGATACTTTTCTCCGGCCTCGACGACGTGGAGAAGCTGAAATCCATCTTCAACATCACGGGCATCTGGATAGAAGAGGCGAGCGAGCTGCTGGAGGGAGACTTCAACCAGCTGGACATCCGACTGCGCGGCGAGACGGCGTACTACAAACAAATCATCCTGACATTCAACCCCATCAGCATAACGCACTGGCTGAAGAAGCGGTTCTTCGACGTGCGGGACGAGCGAGCGCGGACGCACGAGAGCACCTACAAGGACAACAGATTCCTTGACGAAGAGAACATCCGCACGCTGGAGGGGTTCAAGGAGACCGACGAATACTACTACACCGTCTATTGCCTCGGAATGTGGGGCGTGACAGGCAGGAGCGTGTTCAACGCAAAAGAAGCGCAGCGGCGGCTGATGGAGAAAATCAAGCCGGTGCGGACGGGCTACTTCGAGTATGACGACGACGGCGCGGGGGTGCGCAATATCCGGTGGCAGGACGACGAAAGCGGGTTCATCCGGCTGTATCAGGAGCCGCAGGAGGGCGTGCCCTATGTCATCGGCGGAGACACGGCGGGAGACGGCAGCGACAGCTTCGTCGGGCAGGTCATTGACAACCGGACGGGCGTACAGGTGGCGGTGCTGCGGCACCAGTTCGACGAGGACCTGTATGCAAAGCAAGTATATTGCCTCGGCAAGCACTACAACGGGGCGCTTGTGGGGCTGGAGACAAACTTCTCGACGTACCCGACGATGGAGCTGGAGCGGCTGAAATATCCGAAGCTCTACGTCCGGGAGACCGTAGACGACTACACGCACAAGGTGAAGCACGCATACGGATTCCAGACGAACAAGCAGACGAGGAACGTCATCATCTCGGAGCTTATCGCGGCGACGCGGGAGAACATGGACATCGTGTGCGACGAGACGACGCTGGAGGAGATGCTGACCTTCGTGCGCAGCGAGGACTGGAAACCGGAGGCAGAGAACGGCGCGCACGACGACTGCGTGATGGCGCTGGCAATCGCGCACCACATCAGACCGCAGCAGAGCTATCTGGCGGCGGAAGAAGAGGACGAGGGCGTGGTGTGGTCGAAGAGCCAATGGGAAGACTGGCGGGCGTCGGACCGCGAGGGGCGCGCCTATCTGGAGCGAAAGTGGGGTAAACCGAAACGATGAAGAAAAAGGACAAGGACAAGCTGCGGCTGTGGCAGGAGCGCATGAAGCGCAACGACAGCGCATACGAGGCGGAGGCGCGAAAGATGGATGCGCGCGAGGCGCAATACTCCGGCGACCGGCACCTGAAGGAGATGGTCGTGGGCGAGAAGACGCACACGGCTGTCCATGTGCGCAACATCTCGGCGGAGCTTATCGAGGCGCAGGTGAACAGCAATATCCCGCAGCCGAAGGTGACGGCGCGCCGGGAGGGAGACGAGGACAAGGCAAAGCTCATCGAGGATATGCTGCGCAACGAGCTGGACCGGATGCCGTTTGAGATGCTGAACGACATGATGGAGCGGACGGTGCCGATTCAGGGCGGCGCGGCGTTCCTTGTGGAGTGGGACAACACACAGCGGACGCACTTCACCGTGGGCGAGCTGAACGTGAGCACGCTGCATCCGAAGCAAATCATCCCGCAGGACGGCGTGTACACCGGCATTGAGGACATGGACTACATCATCCTGAAAATCCCGCAGACGAAGGAATACATCCGACGGAAGTACAGCGTGGACGTGGAGGACGAGGCGGAAGCCGAGCCGGACGTAAAGGGCGCGCTGGACGTGAAGACGGCGGACGACCTTGTGACGCAGTACATCGCCTACTACCGGAACGACAAGGGCGGCATCGGGCTTTTCTCATGGGTGAACGACACGGTGCTGGAGGATTTGGACGACTATCAGGCGCGCAGGCTTCGGCGGTGCACGACCTGCGGCGCGCTGGAGCCGATGGGCGAGCTGGAGAGCGTGCCGGAGAGCCTGACGCAGACGCTGGCGCAGGGCGCGGCGGTGACGGCGGAGCCGGACATCGCGGACAAGCCGGTGCGTCCGGCGCTGAAGGACGGCAAGCGCGTGTGCCCGTACTGCGGCGGGAGCAGATGGGAGGACACGGCGGAGGAATACGAAGAGCTGACGCTGCCGGTGCTGCGAAGCGACGGGAGCGTGATACCTGGGATGCATCCGGTGGAGAAGCCGAGCGAGACGATGGTGGACGAGATGGGCCTGCCGACGGTGGAGACCACGCTGGAGCCGACACGCATCCCGTTCTACAAGCCGGACATCTACCCAGTCATCCTGCAAAAAAACGTGAGCGTGTACGGGAAGTTCCTCGGTGACAGCGACCTTGACAAAATAGCGGACCAGCAGAACACCATCAACCGCATCGAAGGGAAAATCATCGACAAGCTGCTGAAGTCGGGCAGCTATCTGACGCTGCCGGACGACGCCATCATTCCGCAGGACGCGGAGGACATGAAGGTTATCCGTCCGGGAAATCCGGCGAACGCGGCGCTTATCGGCGTGTACGACCTTGAAGGGAAAATCGAGCAGGACATGGCGTATCTGGCGCAGGTGTACGACGAGGCGCGGCAAATCATCGGCATCACGGACAGCTTCCAAGGGCGACGGGACACGACCGCGACGAGCGGCAAGGCCAAGGAGTTCGCGGCGGCGCAGTCGGCGGGACGGCTGGAGAGCAAGCGCGTGATGAAGGACGCGGCATACGCGGCGCTGTTTGAAGCGATGTTCAAGTTCAAGCTGGCGTACACGGACGAGCCGCGTCCCGTGGTGGCGGACGACATCCACGGAAACAAGGAGTACAAGGAGTTCAACCGATACGACTTTCTGGAGCAGGACGCGGCGGGCGAGTGGTGCTGGAACACGGAGTTCCTTTTCGCGTGCGACACGAGCGCGCCGCTGGCCTCGAATCGGGAGGCGATGTGGCAGGAGACGCGGCTGAACCTTCAGACGGGGGCCTTCGGAAACCCGCAGGAGCTTTCGACGCTCATCCTGTTTTGGACGAAGATGGAGATGCTGCACTATCCGGGCGCGAGCGAGACGCGCGCGTATCTGGAGGAGGAGATGCAACGGCAGCAGGAGCAGGCGCAGATGCAGCAGATGATGCAGGCGCAGGCGATGCAGATGCAGGCGCAGCAGGCGGCGGCGGAACAGGCCGCGCGGCAGCAGGCGAACACCACGCAGGGCGGCGGGATGAACGTCGCCGTCATTCAGGACGTGCTGGAGCAGGCAAAGCGAGACGCGATGCGCGACGCGCAGGTGCGGAGAGCGCAGCAGGCCGGTCAACAGTGAACCTCGCAGGGCAGAAGCGAAAAAACGCCAATACGGAAGGAAGGAGGACGGCGAGATGAGCGACAAGAATCCGTATGCCGGTAAAATCAACAACTCCGGTTCGCAGGTCGTGAAAGGCCCCTATGCCGACAGCGGCAAGAAGGGCAACAGCTCCGTGAAGACGGGCACCGACCTTCGCGGCGGCAAGAGCAAGTAACCGGCGGGACGGCGGGAGAGACCGCTGGCGGCGGGAAGAGACCGCGACTTCGCAGGAAAAGCGTAAAAATCCAGAAGGAGACAAACATGGGAGATGAAATCAACTACAACGAGCTGTTCGGACTGGACGAAGGCGGTAAAGAGCAGGAAGTCGCCGCACCTGCAACGGGCAACGGAGAAGGTGCCGGAGAAGCCGCGCAACAGACGGCGGGAGCACCGGACACGACCGGAGCCGGAAAGGACGGAGCGCAAGGCGGAAAAGAGCAGGACATCGCCGCGCCTGCTGTAGAGAACGATACCACCAAGAAGACCACCGCACCGCAGCAGACCGAACCGGCGAAGACGCCGGACGCGGCGCAGCAGACGCCGGAAGAGAACGCGGCCTTCGCAGCGGCGCGGAGAAAAGCGGAGCAGGAACGGGACGCGGCCATCGCGCAGGCGAAGGAGGAGGCACAGAAGGCCATCGACGAAGCCTTCGCCAATTCGGGGCTGACGAACCCGTACACGAAGCAGCCCATCACGACCAAGGCGGAGTTCGACGCCTACCGCGAGCAGTACGAGAAGGAGCGGCACGACCGCATCCTGAAGAAAACGGGCATGACCGACGAGGAGTTCAAGCAGTACGTCGATTCCATGCCGGAGGTTCAGCAGGCAAGGCAGGCGGCGCAGGAGATGCGCGCGCAGCAGGCACAGATGAAGGTGGAGGAGCAGCTGCGCGAAATCAGCGCGCTGGACCCGTCCATCAAGAAGCTGGAGGACCTGACGAAGATGCCAAACTACACGGAGTTCTATGCCCGTGTGCAGCAGGGTTTATCGCTGACCGATGCGTACAAGCTCACCAACTACGACGCGCTGACGAAGGGCGCGGCGGCGGCGAGCAGGCAGGCGACGCTGAACGCGGCGGCGAGCAAGAACCATTTGGGAGCGACAGCTTCCAGAGGCGAGGGAGCCGTGAGCGTGCCGGCGGACGTGATGGAGCAGTACCGCGCGTTCAACCCGGACGCGACGGACGCGGAGATTCAGGCACACTACAACAAATACCACCGCCGGAGCTAACGGCGGGAGACTACGAGAGGAGAGCATAAGATGTTCAAACTTCATTCCTACGACGGCAGCGCGAAGGTTGCGGGCATCGAGTATCTGCCGTGCAGCGCCATCACGCCGAAAATCGGCATGGCGCTGGTGCAGTCGAGCGGCAAGCTGGCAATCGCAACGGGCACGACCGCGCCGACGTACATCAGCATGTGCGAGAAGGACAGCGCGTGCACGGCGGGCGACATCATCCCCGTCATCCGCGTGAACCACGACATGATTTTCGAGACCACCTTCAGCGCGGACCCGGCGAGCGTGAACCTTGGCGACAAGGTGACGCTGCACGCATCCAGCGGCCTCGAAGTGACGGCGACCACCACGAGCGGCGTGGCGGAGGTCGTGTACAAGGATGCGGACGCATCCGGCGCGATGTGCCGCGTGAGATTCTAACGGAAGGAGACGGAAGAAATGGCAAATATGACTTTCACCGAAGGCTCCGGCCTTCAGGACAGCATCTTCGGCAAGTCGCAGGAACCCATCAAGATGTTCCTCGAAAAGCGCGGCGAGGCGTTCGAGCAGGCGTCCATGCTGAAGGAGCTTTTCAACATGGGCACCAGCAAGCACTGGGGCGAGAAGTTCAGCACCATGACCGGGATGGAGGGCTTCCAGCCGGTCGGCGAGAACGGCGACTATCCCGTGGACGGTATGCAGGAGGGCTTCAGCAAGTTCCTCGAACACATGACGTGGAAGGACAGCTTCTCGCTGTCCCGCGAAATCGTGGACGACGCGAAGCTGATGGACCTGAAGCGTCAGCCTGCGGGCTTTATCGCTGGCTATTACCGCACGCGCGAGAAGTTCGGCGCGGCGCTCATCGGCAACGCCATCCAGAAGAACACGAGCATGACCTTCGGCGGCAAGACCTTCGACACCAAGACGGCGGACGGTCAGTGCCTCTTCAGCAAGGTGCATCCGTCGAAAATCAAGGCGAGCCGCACGCAGAGCAATCTGTTTGCGGATGAGTTCAGCGCGGACGCGCTGGCGGCGATGGAGAGCGCGATGCAGGACTTCCGGGGCGACGTGGACGAGGTTCTGGACGTGGCACCGACGACCATCCTCATCCCGAACGACTACAAGCTGAAGAAGGCCGTGTTCGCAGCCGTCGGCGCGGACAAGGACCCGGACACCGCGAACAACGGTTTCAACTACCTGTTCGGGCGCTGGAACATCATCGTGTGGCCGTACCTGAACCAGTTCATCGCATCCGGCACGAAGCCGTGGGTGCTGATGGACAAGAAGTACAACGAGGAGTACGGCAGCGCCGTGTGGCTGGACCGCGTGCAGCTGGAGGTCCGCAGCGAGCTGGCGGGCAACGACGCGAACGTGTGGAAGGGCTATGCCCGCTTCACCGGCGGATTCAACGACTGGCGCGGCTATGCCGTCGGCGGCGTGAGCGGCGGCACGCAGCTCGTCACTGGCTGACAAGGAGGCCATCATGGGTAACGCGACGCGACTGACGAATCTGGAGGTCACGGGCGAGCTGAAGACCGGGAGCGTGAAAATCGGCCTGACGGCGAGCGACTACAAGACCGCGAAGACAGACGGCACGGCGGCGGCGGGAAGCGCGCCGACGAAGGCGGAGTTCGACGCGGTGGTGGAGCTGGCGAACGACCTGAAGGCGAAGTACAACGCGCTGGTGGACAAGCTCGCCGGCACGACCTGACGCACAGGGGGCGGCGGCAGATGCCGCTGCCCCTTTATCCTTGCAGGAAGGAGAAGAGACCATGACCGTGAAGGAGGCCATCGAGAAGACCGACGCAATCAAGCCGAACGCCTTTGACAACGACACGAAGGTGGGATGGCTGAACGAGGTCGAGGGCATGGTGCAGACACAGGCGCTGCTGTTCGCGCCGGAGGAAGTCATCGTCTACGGGGCGTACAGCACATGCAAGAACATGGAGCTGCTGGTGCAGCCTCCGCACGACAAGCTGTACACGGCGTATCTCGCGGCGATGATAGACTACGCCAACGGCGAGTACAACCGCTACCAGAACACCTACCAGATGTTCAACGCGCACTTCGGGGAGTTCATGCGGTGGTTCGCAAGCGTGTATCGTCCGGCGGACACGCACCCGGAGTTCTACGAGAACGAGTATATGGAGGTTGAGACATGAACGGAGGAATCGGCAGACCGTGGGCGGGCTATTACCTGACCGCCTACGGCATCGCGGTGAAGCACGGCTTTACCGGGACGGAGGAAGAGTGGCTGGAGAGCCTGAAGGGAGAACAGGGCACCGGCATCGAAATCCTCGGCCACTATGACACGCTGGCGGAGCTGGAGGCGGAGCACGCGACCGGAACGGAGGGAGACTGCTACGAGGTCGGCACGAGCGAAGATGACTACATGCTGTACTACTGGGACACGAACGGCGAAGAGTGGCACGGCATGACCATCCGGGGGCCGAAGGGCGACACCGGCGCGACCGGAGCGGCGGGAAGCACGGGGCCGCAGGGACCGCAGGGCGAGAAGGGCGACACCGGGGAAACAGGCGCGACCGGAGCCAAAGGCGACACGGGAGCAACGGGCGCGCAAGGACCGAAGGGCGACACCGGCGCGGCGGGCGTTTCCCCTGCCATCACCATCGCGGAAATCACCGGCGGGCACAGCGTAACCATCACGGACGCGACGCATCCGAACGGGCAGACGTTCAACGTGATGGACGGCGAAGACGGCACCGACGGCACCGACGGAACGGACGGCACCGACGGCGTTTCCCCTGCCGTCACCATCACGAGCATCGCGGGCGGGCATCGCATCACCATCACCGACGCGGACCATCCGAGCGGGCAGAGCTTCGACGTGCTGGATGGCGCGGGCAGCGGCGACATGCAGGCGAGCACCTACGACAGCGAAAGCTTCGTGGCGTCGGCGGGAGGCATCACGGCGTATGTGGCGGCGGCGCTGACGGCGGCGGGCATCCCTTCGGCGTCCACATCGACGCCGGCGATGGACGGCACGGGAGCAGCGGGCACGGCGACGACGTTTGCACGCGGCGACCATGTGCATCCGACGGACACGAGCCTGCAACCGAAGACGCTGGAGACGGCCATCACGGTCGGCAGCGTAAGTCAGACGACGGTGGAGGGCGCGCTGGGAGCCATCAACACGCTGGCGAGCGGGAAAGCAAACAAGGCGTGGTACAGAAGCGTGACGCTGACGACAACGGGATGGAGCGGAGGCACGCAGACCGTGAGCGTGACGGGCATCCTTGCGGACGAGACAAAGCAGCTTATCCAGCCGGTGCCGAACGAGGCGAGCCTGCTTGCCTACTACGCGGCGGGCGTGAAGGCGACAGGACAGGCGGCGAACAGCCTGACGTTTGCGTGCGACGAGACGCCGGCGAGCAACCTGACTGTGTTCGTCGTGGTGACAGAAGTGGAGGCAGCAACATGATTTTCAACCAAGGAAGCGGCGGAGGCGGCGGGAGCGGCATCAAGCTGGCAAGCATCGCCGTGACGACGGCACCGACGAAGACCGCATACAACGCCGGGGAGACGTTCGACGCGACGGGCATGGTGGTGACGGCAACGTACACCAACGGCGCGACGCTGGCCGTGGGCGGTTATACCGTCAGCCCACAGACGATGACGATGGGGACCACGAGCGTCACCATCGCGTACACCGAGGGCGGCGTGAGCAAGACGACGACGCAGGCGGTGACGGTGAGCAAGGTGCAGGTGCCGGTGCCGACGGTGAGCGGGACGCTGACATACGACGGCACGGCGCAGTCGCCAACCATCCAGAACGAGCCGAGCACGAGCATCGCAACCAGAGGCGGCGACGCGAGCGCGACGAACGCCGGCAGCTATACCAAGACGTACACGCTCATCGACACGGCCAACTATGAGTGGGCGACAACGTGGGACGGCAATCTTGCGTGGAGCATCGGCAAGAAGGCGACGACCATCAGCGTCAGCCCGTCGAGCGTGACGCTGGACGCGGACCACCTGACGAAGACGGCGACCATCACATCCGACGGCGACGGCGCGCTTTCCGCGAGCACGAGCGACAGCAGCGTGGCGACCGCCACCGTGTCGGGCACGACGGTGACAATCAGCAACGTGAACGAGACAAGCGGAACGGCGACCATCACCGTGTCGCAGGCGGCGGGCACCAACTATCTCGCGGCGAGCGCGAGCATCAGCGTGACGGCGGAGTTCGTGAAGGACTTCAAGGACGCGACGTGGGCGCAAATCTCCGCCAAGGGCGCGGCGGGGACCGCAGACCAATACTGGGACATCGGAGACATGCACGACGTAACGCTGAACGGGACCGTGGGAATCAAGACGTACAGCAACGTGACGAAGAAGCTGTTCATCGCGCACTTCAACTACAAAAGTCAGAACGGCGTGTACCTGATGGGCTTTAAGGACGCGGGGACCGGAAACGTGCTGGGCATGTGCGACAGCAACTACAACAGCTACAAGAGCGACGGCACCAAGACGTTCAACATGAACCACTGGGGCGGCAGCTCCAGCCCGTACAATACCAACTACGGCGGATGGAAGGGCTGCGACCTGCGCTATGACATCCTCGGAAGCACAAACGTCGCGCCGAGCGGGTACGGAAGCACACCGGCGACATCACGCGAGGGCAACGACCCGTCGAGCTACAACATCGTGAGCAGCCCGGTGGCGAACACGCTGATGGCGGCACTGGAGAGCGGACTGCGGCAGTACATGAAGTCGTTCACCGTGTACACCGACAACAAGGGCAACAGCTCCACGGCGGCGGCGAACGTGACGGCGAGCACGGACTACATCGTGCTGCCGGCGGAGTACGAGATATTCGGCACGACGGTGAGCTACGCCAACGAGAATGAGCCGGCGAAGCAGGAGCAGCTGGAATACTACCGGCTGGGAAACGCGAAAATCACCTACAACGAGGACGCCGCGACCACCGCGGTCTATCGCTGGCAGCGTTCCCCGAGCCGCTTCAACGCCAATTCCTTCGCCCTTGTCTACGCGGACGGCAGCAGCGCCACCGGCATCTCGCGCGGTTCGTTTGCGCTGACCCCGCTTTTGCGCGTAGCATAGCGAAGCGCAACACATCCCATATCCGCAGCATCCCTCCCGCGCAAGCGGGAGGGAGAGGAAGGAGAGCTTTATGTCGGTCCTGAAGAACAAGCGCACGACCAGCAAGGCGGAGTTCGTGAACACGGCAAACCACATCTACACCGAGACGATGCAGTTTTTAACGAGACTGTCGGCACGGTACGCGCGGCTGATGGCGGAGAACGTCGTGCGGCTTGCGAGCGAAGTGGTGGAGCACAGCGAAAAGGCGAACAGCATCTATCCGTCGGACGAGGCGCGGAGGGCGCTGCGCGAGACGCATCTGCTGGAGGCGCGGGCGAGCCTGATGGCGCTGGACGTGCAGATGGCGCACGTCTATGAGCTGTGTATGCTCAACCCGCAGGGCTGCTTTACCAGAGCGAACGGGCAGACGGAAAAAGCAGCGGACGCGGTGGCGAAGCTGGACAAGATGGCGCAGAGCTTGGGCGAGAAAATCGACGAAGAGGACGGGCTGCTGAAGGCGGTGCTGAAAAGCGACAGGGGCCGGACGAAATAGAGCAATATTTGGGTGTATCTCTGAAAATTCGTGTGGACGGGCGAGACCGGCACGCGGTCAATCGCTGGGAGCGTTCCCCGAACCGCAACAACGCCAATAACTTCGCCCTTGTCAACACGGACGGCAGCAGCAACAACAACAACTCGCGCAATTCGTATGCGCTGACCCCGATTTCAAAAGAGATAGGTCACAAGGAGTAGCGAAAGCGAAAGACGACCTGATTTGAAAGGAGAGATACTTCCCCGGTGAAAACCGAAAACTGCCTTCCGACGCCGCGACACGAGACGCCGCGAGAGCGTGCATGGCGGGAGAAGATGCCATATCCCGTTTCATGTGCCGGGGCAAAGCAGATTAGACGGCATCCGACAAGACATCTGTGCGGGAGGCGAACAAAAACATGAGCCGCAGGCAAGGCAGATATGAGAGACGGCGGGAGAAACGACTGGAGCGCCGACGGCGGCGGAGCGAAGAGACCGGCGGGCTGGCGGGAGCGTATCAATTCCACAAGGTCTATCGGCACGGGAAGGCGTGCTGCGCGGGGACCAGATGGAAGCGGAGCGTGCAGCTGCACGAGATGCACCTGTTCAGCGGGACGGCGCGGGCGATTCGCAAGGTCCTCGACGGAACGAACCGCTGGAAGCGGTACACACATTTCACGGTAAGCGAGCGCGGCAAGACCAGGCCAATCGACGCGCCGCACGTTTCGGACCGGCACACGCAGAAGGTGCTGACAAAGGAGATACTGCTGCCGCTGCTGGAGCCGAGCATGATATGGAACAACGGCGCGAGCCTGCCGGGAAAGGGGCTGGAACACGCGAGACGGCTGCTGAAGCAGGACCTTCGGAGACACTACAGGAAGTACGGGATGAACGGCAAAATCATCGTGACGGACTGCGAGAAGTTCTTCCCGACGGCACCGCACGAGAGCATCCGGGCGCAGCACGCGCGGTACATCTTCGACGACGGCGCGAAAAAGATGACGGACGGAATACTGGAGACCATCCCTTCGGGCGTGGGCGTGCCGCTGGGCGTGGAGCCAAGCCAAATCGAGATGGTGGCGCTGCCGTCACCGGCGGACAATTACATGAAATGCCAAGTGGGGCTGCACGGCTTCGGGCATTACATGGACGACTACATCATGCTGGTGCCGCCGGAGAGGGACGCGGAAGAAATCCTGCGGATATTCACCGAGCGGATGGGCAAAATCGGCATCCGCATCAGCAAACGAAAGACGCGCATCGTGGACTTCGGCAAGGCGTTCCGGTTCTGCAAGGCAAAGTACACCGTGGAGAAGAACGGGCGCATCGTGACACACGGGAGCCGCGAGACGGGCATCCGGGCGCGGCGGAAACTGAAGGCGCTGAAACCGATGTACGACGCGGGGAAGCTGTCGGCGGAGGATTTGTGGGCGTCGGTGCAGGGCGCGTACAACTACTACCGGGAGCACGACGACCACGGACGCATCCTGAAGCTGAAGCGGACGTTCTACGCGGTGTACGGCTTTCGGGCGGAGAGTATCAAAACCGTGCGAGCACACACGGCATGAGGAAGGAGAAGCATGAAATACATGGTGTCGAAACGGTTCCGGGAAACGGTGGAGAGCGGGAGTGTGAACCTGCCATACGGGACCGAGTGCGAGAGCCGGAACGGGCGCATCTACTGCGGCGGGCGGTTCCTTGTGCGAGAGAAAAGCCGGAAGGCGCACACAAACTTCGTGCGCAACGACGACGGGAACGGCGCGGAGCGGGCGAAGCTGACGCAGCGCATCGAACGGGAGACCGGACAGGCGGACGCGGAGACGCTGCGGCACATGGAGGACAGCGCGCTGTGTCAGGCGTACCGGAAGCAGGAGCATCAGGACGTGTGGCTGTGGAGCCACGAGTTTTACATCGCGCCGGTCGAGGACCTGCGGGACATCGAAGCCGCGATGAAGAAGGGAGCATGATATGTACAAAATCATCAGGAGCAACGGAGAAGCGCTGGGCTACGCGGAGAGCGTGGTGTTTACGAAGAAGAAGGGCGTGAACATCATCGAGGCGAAGCCGGAGGACGCGGCGGGCATCGCGTACCGGAGCACGGCATACAACCTTGCCGGGACGGAAGGCGTGGGCGCGGCGGAAACGGTGAGCGTTTACGCGGTGGACGGCGGCGAGGCCATCACGGACGCCGACGCGAAGACGGCGGAGAACGCGGAGGCGGTGGCGGCGCTGGAGGACGCGATGTGCGAGGCGGACACGGCAAACGAGGAATGGAAAGCAGGCATCGAGGACGCGCTGTGCGAAATCAGCGCAGAAAGTGAGGAATGACATGAATCGTATCTGGGCGAACAGACTGGAAGCAGGGACGCAGGTGTGGGCGAGCGTGCCGACGAGCCGCAAGGCTGCGGTGAAGGAGATACTGCGGGACGACGCCATCACCGGGCACAACGACATGACACCGGAGCGGTACACGGAAATCACGGGCGAGCCGTGGGAGGGGGTGTAAGCGATGCCGGAATCTGTCATCGTTGCGCTTATCGGACTGGTAGGCTCGGCACTCGGCGCGTTCTTCGGCATCGCCGTCAACTCCAAGATGATGTCGTATCGCCTTGAACAGCTGGAGATGCGGTTCAAGGAAATCACGGAGCGGCAGACAGGAATCGACGCGCGCATCTCCAAGCTGGAGAGCGAGAACGAAGTGCAGAAGGAGCAAATCAAGGTGGCGAACCACCGCATCGAGGACTTGAAGAGGGTGACGGCGAAGTGAAGCCGAAGCGCAAGGGCATCTTCGAGAGGCTGAAGAAGGTGCCACATCTGTTCGCAAAGAGCATCATCGTCCACTGCATCGTCGTGGTGACGATTGCCGCGTACTGGAGCCTGTACGCGCAATACCGGGGGGCGGAGATGACGGGACTGTTCGCGGCCATCGCCGCGCCGTTTGTGACGGAGCTGGCGATGCTGCTGCTGAAGACGCTGATGAAAAAAGACAAGGAGGAACCGGACAATGAAGGTATTACTGACGAACCGGGCATATGACATCCTGAAGTGGATATGCCTCATCGGATTGCCCGCGCTGGCGGCGCTCATCGCGGCGCTGGGGGAAATCTGGCATTTCCCGTATGTGACGCAAATCGTGCTCACCATCAACGCCGTGGGGGTTTTCCTCGGCGCGCTCATCGGCGTGAGCACGGCGGCGTACAACAAGGAGCGCGGCGATGAATAAGAAGCCGGTGTCATATCTCCAGACGGACAAGCGGTGGAAGAACGTGCGAATCCCCTGCAACGGCGGAGACATGAGCATCGGCGGCGGAGGCTGCGGCCCGACGAGCGCGGCGATGCTGATTGAGACGCTGACCGGCAAGACCTGCCTTCCGACGGAGACGATGGAGTGGGCCTGCAAGCACGGCTACGTCACGGCAAATCAGGGCACGGACTACGCCTACTTCAAACCGCAGTTCAACCAGTACGGCATCCGATGCGAGATGCTGACGTGGAGCGTGTGCCTGTCCGCCGGGAGCTGGGTGCGCGATGAGGTCATCAAGAAGCTGAAGGAGGGCTACTACTTCATCGCACTGATGAAGAAGGGCCTGTGGACGTCCGGCGGGCACTACATCGTGGTGTGGTGGGCGGACAACAAAATCCGCATCAACGACCCGGCAAGCACGCGGGACGAACGGCTGAACGGGGACCCGGACACCTTCTTCTCGCAGGCAAAATACTTCTGGTGGATAGACGCGAGGGCGCACAACAACGGACGGGAGGACGAAGACATGGACATCAAGAAGCTCATCAACGAAATCACGCCGGAACAGGTCTTCGAGCTGGCGGACAAGCTGGACGGCACGAGCCTGTACAAGCTGCACGTCAAGCTGGAGGACTATCTGGCGAAGCAGCCGCTGCCGACGAGCTGGGACGCGGCGGGCGAATTGCGCGAGGCGATGACGCTGGGCATCACGGACGGCACGAGGCCGATATGCTCGACGCCACGCTACCAGACGGCAATCATGGTAAAGCGCGCGATGAAGAAGTGAGAGACGGGGGCAGGGCGACCTGCCCCGCTCACGGAGAGGAGGAAACGCTATGCCATCGAACCTGCTGAACGCGGACGTGGGATTCCCGCAGCTGAACGAGGAGCAGAGCAACGACGAGAAAATCAGTAAAATCGTAGACTACCTGTATATGCTGCTGGAGCAGCTACGGTACAGTTTCGGGAACGTGGACAAGGACAACTTCAGCGAGAGCGGGCTTGACGAGCTGGAGCACCTTATCACGGACCCGGTATATATGCGGCTGGAGGACGACGAGGGCAACATCGCGGCGCTGTTCGTCACGGCGCAGGGGCTGGGCACGCGCATGACAGACGCGGAGGGGAACATCTCGCAGCTCACCATCACGGCGAGCAACCTGACGTCGCGCATGAGCAACGCGGAGGGAAGCATCAGCACACTGACGCAGACCGCGACATCGCTGCAAACGCAGGTGACGAACGCGGCGGGAGCTGCAAGCACGGCACAGCAGACCGCAAACAGCATCACGTTTGACGTGACGAACGGAACGGATAGAAGCTACATATACCTCTACAGAAACGGCGTGCTTGTAAATTCGGAGACCATACGATTCACGGGGGATGTGATATTCGCAAGCGACCTCTACGACGGCACGACACTCATCAGCGGAGACAACATACAGACCGGAAGCATCGCTGCGGACTACATCGGCGCGGGAACGATTTATGCAAACAGCATCAATTTGAGAGGGCTGCTGTCGGTGCAGAACGGGAGCACGACTTACGGCTACGTCGGGTGCGGCTATGGATATGACGGTTCCGGCTATACCAACGGCGCGTTCTTGGGAGGACCGGACAACGGCTACGGAGGAATCGAGAACTACTTCATAGCGACCAATTCAGGAGCGAGGATGCAAGCGGGCACAAGCAGCATATTTGTGGTGCCGGGTGGATGCTATTCGTCGTCGGAGATACACACATCATCGGACCGGCGCGTGAAGAAGGACATGCGCTATGACATGGAGCGGTACGAGGCGTTTTTCATGGCGCTGAAGCCGTGCGCGTACAAGAAGCGGGCGGAGGAAAACGGAAGATACCACACGGGCTTCATCGCGCAGGAGGTTGAACAGGCGCTTGCGGACGGGGGGCTTACCTATGACGACTTCGACGCGCTGCAAAAGGACCCGAACCTGTCGCCGGAATACAGCCTCGCCTATGGTGAGTTCGCGGCGCTGAACGTCTGGATGATACAGAAACTGGCGGCACGGGTGACGGCACTGGAAGAAAAAATGAACACGGAGGGCTGAACCATGAGCGAACAGAAGAAGGACAAGAAGACGGAAGCGCTGGAGACGCTGGAGCAGGCGGACCGCGTGCTGTCGGAAATATACGTCAAGGGCGACGGAGTGACGATGATGGCGCAGGCAAGGCTGCTGCTGAAGAAGGCATACGAGAACGTGAAGGAGGCGGGGGCATGAGCGGCCTGCCGCCTATGGTGAACGCGGACGGCATCCGAAAGTGGCACAACACGACGTTCCGGGGCTATAACCACACGCAGGGAGCCGGAGACGGCGAGCTGTGGGACATGGAGAACCTGACGAGCGACCTGTACCCTGTGCTGTCGCCGCGCAAGCCGCGCTATCTCATCACGACGCTGACGAAGCCGAACGGGTTCTACGCGAAGGACGGGCTGCACTGGGTGGACGGCACGGGCTTCTACAAGGACGGCGTGCGCAAGGGCGACGTGGCGGACGGCAAGAAGCAGTTCGCGTCGCTGGGGACGCGCATCGTCATCATGCCGGACAAGAAATACTACGACGCCTACGACAACAGCTTCGGAAGTCTGGAGGCGAGCGTGACGGCGAGCTGCAAGATTCAGGACGGCACCTACGCTGGGGAGACGGCGGAGGCGAACACCATCTACAGCGCGAGCGTGGACTGGGCGGCGAAGTTCAACGTGGGCGACGCCGTGACGATAAGCGGCGCGACGACGCACACGTCGAACAACCAGACCATTATCGTCCGGGAAATCAGCGGGCACTACCTGCGCTTCTACGAGAACAGCTTCACCATCAACACCGGCGGAGACACGGAGACGCTGACCGTGGCGCGGACGGTGCCGGACATGGACTTCATCTGCGAAAACGAAAACCGGCTGTGGGGCTGCAAGGGCGACACCATCTACGCATCGAAGCTGGGCGACATCTTCAACTGGAACGTGTTCGACGGCATCTCGACCGACAGCTATGCCGTGGACGTGGGCAGCGGCGGAGACTTCACGGCCTGCTGCTCGTTCCTCGGCTACCCGTGCTTCTTCAAGGAGGACCACATCTACAAGATTTACGGCGAGAAGGTGAGCGCCTATCAGGTGATGGGCAGCGCAAGCCTCGGCGTGGAAAAAGGGAGCCACGGGAGCCTTGCCATCGCGGGAGAAATCCTGTTCTACCTGTCGAGGGTGGGCGTCGTGGCGTACTCCGGCGGCATCCCGCAGAGCGTGGCGGCGGCGTTCGGCACGGACCGATACAAGAACGCGGTCGGCGGGAGCGACGGCGAGAAATACTACGTCTCGATGCAGGGGACGGACGGTGCCTATACTCTGTTCGTATTCGACACACGGCTGAATGTGTGGCACAAGGAGGACGGGAAGCAAATCGTGGGCTTCGGCTGGAACGGCGAGCTGTACTTCCTCGATTCCGCCGGGAAGCTGTGGATGAGCGGGAGAGCGAGGACGGCGGCTGGAACCGTGGAGAGCGCCGTGGAGAGCGCGGCGGAGTTCGCGGACTTCACGGACTACGCGAGCAAGTCGCCGCAGCTCGGAGCCAACAAGAAGTGGACCGGGAAAATCCAGATACGCATGGAGCTGGAGACCGGCGCGACGGTGACGGTGAAGATGAAGTTCGACAGCGGCGAAACATGGGAGACCGTGGCGGAGCTGACGGCGGCGAAGAAGCGGAGCTACTACCTGCCAATCATCCCGCGCAGGAGCGACCACTACCGCATCCGCATCGAAGGCAAGGGAGACTACCGGCTGTATTCGCTGGTCCGCGAGGATTCCGGCGGCAGCGAGCTATGAGAAGGGAGAGGACGAAATGGCGAACGAGAACCTGAAGACGAGCCTGAACCGGACGTACAGCTACGACGACTTCGTAAGCGAGGCAAACCGGCTGGGGCTGCTGGGGCAGTTTTCCGACGCGGACCTGAAGCTGGCACAGCAGAACCCGGACGCGGGCATGAGCATCCTTGGCTACAAGAACGACTACCGGAACGCGACGACGGACGAGGCGCGGGCGCTGGCAAATCAGGGCGCGAACAGCGTGCGCAGCAGCTGGGGCGGATATACCGGCGGCGGAGACGGCGGGAGCTTCAAGCTGAACCCGCTGTCGCCGGGGAGCTTCAGCTATCAGGACGCGCCGACGTACACGGGCCAATACGCCGGGGACATAGCGGACCTGTGGAAGCAGCAGAGGGACTACAGCCCGTTCAGCTATTCGAGGCAGAACGACCTGACGGCGGCGCTGGACAAGGTGGTGAACCGGAAGGACTTCAGCTATGACGCATCCACGGACCCGCTGTACGCGCAGTATCGCAAGCAGTACACCAGAGAGGGGCAGCGCGCGACCGCTGACGCCTTGGGGCAGGCTGCGGCGGCGAGCGGCGGCAGAGTGTCGAGCTGGGCGCAGACGGCGGCAAATCAGGCGGCGAATTATTACGCCGGACAGATGACCGACAAAATCCCGGAGCTGTACCAGCTGGCGTATCAGAAGTATCTGAACGACTTCCAGATGGACCAGAGCGGCCTTCAGGCGCTGCAATCCGACAGGAGCGCGGAGCAGGGCGAGTGGCAGGGCAACCTGAACGCGCTGACCGGGAAGCTGAACACGGCGCAGGCGCTGGAGCAGGCGGACTACAGCAAATTCCTGAACGAGCTGAACCAGTACAACACGGACAGGAGCTTCGCCTACAATCAGCTGCTGGACGAAGTGGGACAGCAGACGCAACTGCGGCAGGAGGCGACGCAGCAGAGGCAGCAGGAGCGCGACAACGCGATGGCGCTGTATCAGCTGATGGGCTACGCGCCGGAGGACGCTGCCAAAATCCTCGGCATCGAGAGCGGCACGCCGACGCTGGCCGGACGCGAGAGAGACGACGCGCAGAAGCAGCAGGAGTGGGCGAACCAGTACAACATCGCCAACCTCGGCGGGAGCTACGGCGACTTCAGCGGTCTGAACGCGCTGGGCATCACACCGGACACGCAGAACCTGCTGAAGCTGGCGCTGGCGAACGCGGGACGCACTTCGCCGGTGGGCAGCGGCACGACCGGCGGAGGCGGCGGTGGAGGCGGAACAGCGAAGCCGGTGCTGACGCTGGCACAGATGGAAGCGGCAATCGAAGCCGGGAACCTTTCACCGAACGTGCTGGCGGCATACGAATACTACTACGGGGAGCCTTACGGCGGAACGGGAGGAGCGTCGAGCGGAATGAACGAAAGCCAATTCGGGCAGGAGGCGCGCGTCATCATGCAGTATCTCGGACAAGGCATGGATGACAGAGCGACGGACCGTCTCAATTACATTTGGGACAGCCTGTCGAAAGACCAGCAGGCGCAGCTTCGCGCGGCGCTCAAAAAGCACGGAATCGAAATTCAGTAGGAGGGGACAATATGCCGAAGTTAGTGCGCGTGACGGGGACGGACGGCAACGACGAGCAGGAGAAGCAGCAGCTTCGCCTTGTGAGAACGGGAAGCGGACAGAGCGACATTCAGACGCTGCCGTCGCCGCGCGCTCGGACGACTGTACAGAACACGCAACCGCAGGTGCCGACAGTTACGGCACCTGCGGTGGAGCTGCCGACGGCAACGAAACCGGCGCAGGTTATCATACCGGAGCGGTTCCAGACCATCACGGACCAGAACGTCGAGGACTATCTGGAGTGGGTGCAGGGACAGGCGATACAAAACAACTGGACCAGCGAGCAGTTCGACCAAGCTCTCGGAAGCACAAGACGACAGCAGAGCAGCTTCCAAAATCCGCTGGCGCTCGGCGGACCGAACAGGACGTACCAAACGCAGAAGCAGACACCTGAAGGAGCGCGGGCGCTGGAGACCATCAAGAGCGAATGGGAGACGGCGCGAGGCGAGCTGGCGGCGGCGCAGTACGCGGTGCGCAACACGTCGTACAGGCCGCACGGAGACAATACGAAGTACAACGAGGCGCGCAGAAACGTGACGGCAGCGCAGAACAAGGTGCAGGCGCTGGCGAAGGAAATGGAGGACACCTACGGCTACAAGCCGACGACGCTGGGCAACATGGCGGCGTCGATGGTGGAGGACACGAAGAGCGGGCTTGCGAACATCGGGGGCGTACTGGCAGACCTCGGAAAAGAGCTGGAACGGAGCGCAAGCGAGGATGTGAGGCGAGCGGAGAACGCAAAGCAGCACATGGAGACCTACGCGCAGAAGCGCGACGCGGCAACCACGGAGGAGGACCGCGCATACTGGCAGAAGCTGTATGAAAGCGCGGAAAATCAGGCGAAGGTTTACAGCGAGGCGTTCGAGGCGAAGCATGAACCGCTGACGAGCGCGGCGCAGACTGCGTACCAGACTTCGGACGAGCTGGACAAGAAGGCACAGACCTACCACGAGGGCGCGCTGTACGGCAAGAGCGACGCGGAGAAGCTGGCGGTGGACGCCGGAATGTTCCTCGGCGGAATCGGAGCGAATCTGCTGGAGAACGCAGCCTTGCCGGGGCTGGGCCTGTTTGCGCGCGGTGTGGACGCGGCGGGGCGAGCGTCCAGAGAAACGAGGCAGACGAAGGGAAACGCGCAGGGCTACGCGGCGGACCAGCAAATCGGGCAGTACGGCCTGGGCAACATCGACCTGTACAACCGGCCCGTGTATCAGAACGACGACGGAACCGTCTCGACCGTGGGCAGCATCACCATCGAGGAGAACGGCAAGTATATCCTGCTGCCGACGATTGCGTTTGACGCGGAAGGAAAGCCGACGCGCATGACAGACGAGCAGGCAATAGCAAGGTATCACAGAACGGGCGAAATGTTGGGAGAGTTCGCAAACGAAAAGGCCGCTGACGACTATGCGAACGCGCTGCACTATGCGCAGGAGTTTCGATATGCGAGCGAGTACAGTCCGCTGGCGGCGGCGGGGCGCGCCGCGCTGGCGGCGGGCGGCGTGGCAGTAGGCGCGAAGCTGTCGGAGATAACGAACAGCAAGGCGCTGGAGTTTCTGCGAGACAAGAAAATCCAGAACCTCATCCTGCCGAACGTGGGGCTGGGCGGAATTTCCGGTTTAAGCTATGCGACCGGCGAAACGGCGATGAGCGAGCTGGGCAAGGCCATCACGGACGAGCACTACACGCCGGACTGGACAGCAATCGGGCAGGCGGAGCTGAACGGCTTCGTCTTCGGAGCGTTGTCGCGCTTCGTGAGCATCGCAGCAACGTCGGGGCAAAACAAAGCGGCGATGCAGCAGGAGCTGGACGAGCTGAAGCGCCGGTACGAATACGCGAAGAGCATACTGGACAATCCGGGAGTGAGCACGGCGGACAAGGCGCGCGGCGCGCAGAGCGTGATGGACGCAGTGGACGGCATGAACACAAGGCTGGACGACCTGTACATCGTGGGCGCGCAGAAAGAAATCGACGCCGCGCGCGGGTTCCTGTCGGCGATGAAGGCGGAGATGGAACCGTACACGACGGCGACGAACGCGGCAAGCATCGGACCGATGCCGACGGGACTGGTGCCGACGGGCGGAAACATAGCTGGGCAGGCGGCGCAACAGCAAGGGGCACCGACGGCACAGGCGACAGGGATGACGAGCGCGACATCCGGGGGAGGAACACCGGAAGTTACGCCGATGACGCAGAATCCGACGGCGGAAAACGAAAGACCGCGCATCATGGCACCGACTGCGGAGCAGGGCGCAGAGCTTCCGACTGCAAGCGCGCAGGAACCGACGGCACAAGAGAAGCCGGGACTGCCAGCACAAAAGGAAGCACGCCAAATGATGAACGAGTGGGCACAGCGGACCTTCGTGGACGAGCAAGGAAGATATATGCCCGAACAGGCGAAGGAGTATGCGACGAGCATCCGGCAGAGCGGGGCGCTGGAAGAGATAACAAACTTCGTGACGGCGGCGAGACAGGCGGGCGCGCCGGAGAATGAAATCGAAGCGGGCGTGAACGCGCTGGCACAGAGCGCGCTGGAGAAAACGCGGGCGGCGCAGAAAGACATCTTCGCGGAACCGCAGAACAACACAATGATGAACGGAGGGCTGGACAATGGCGGACAATATGGTGATGCTGCCAACAGCATCGGAGCAACGGCGGGAGCTTCCGACGGCGCAGGGGCAAACGCGCTATACGATGGAGACGGAAGACGGGACGCTGGTGTGGGTGCCGGAAGACAAGATGGAAGCATGGCGGAGGGCGGACCACGAAGCGCCGCTGAACAGAGCAGAGCAGCAAGTGCTCGACAAAATGCTGGAAAGAACCTTCCGAAAGAGAGCCTGAAGGACTACGGGTTCGAGAAGGCAACGGAGACAAAGAGCGTGCAGGTGATGCCGGAGGAGATGTGGGACGACGGCCTGCGCACGCTGGGGCAGACAATCAAGGAAGAGACAGGGCTGGATGTGACGTTCTTCCTCGGAAGGCAGGAAGTGGCAGAGAATGGAACCACGGGATATGCCCGCGCGATTTGGGCACCGGGCAAAGTGGCAATTCAGGCGGACAACCTGCGCGCGTCGCCGGAGCAGCTGTGGGGGCACGAATACTACCACGACGCGGCAGACAGGGACCCCGGACTGCGAGAGAGCGTGCGCGAGCGCATCGAGCAGGAATACAGCCCGGAGGAGCTGCGGACGGTTTACGAGAAGTACCTGCAAAAGCTGCGCGGCATCATCAACCTGCCGGAGGACGCGACGCCGGAGCAGGTGGAAGAGGCCATCAACTATGCGCTGGACGAAGTTTTCGGCGACGCGAACGGCGCGCTGAATTGGTTCGGCTATCACGCGGACCAGTTCCACGACAGCGTGCGCGGCGTGATGACGGAGCGCGGACACTATCCGAACACGCAGAACGCGGCGGCGACGGACAGGATGACCGGACCGCCGGAGAGATTCAGCATCAACAACACGAGAGATATGGGAATCCGCGAACAGCTGAAAGAATACAGAGCTGGCAGGATGACGAGGTACGACGAGTTCTACTATGGAAGCACGCCGCGCGTATTGGGAGATGCTGGACTGGAGGAGCTGCCGCTTGTGCTTTCGCAATCCGACTACAAAAAGTCGAGAGACCAGAAGCACAGCGTGCCAAACCGCGCGATGACGCGGCTGACGGAGCTGATGGAAGACCCGATTCTTGCGTGGGAGAACGGAAACGAAGTGGGCATACTCACGAAGGACGTGGATGCGGACGGAAAGCCGCTGCTTATCGGAATACACAAAAACGTGATGCTGGACAACGAGCGCGTCAATCGCATAAAAAGCGCCTACGGGCTGGATAACCCGCAGGCGTGGATGGACAACCAGAGAAGGAACGGCGGAACGCTTCATGTGTTTGACGAAAACAGAGCGGCCAGTTTCCTGAACGATGCCGATGACGTAATCGGGCGAACAGGAACCGACCGCTCCGCAGACAGAATAGCAGAAGGCGAGCCGGAAGTCAAGCGCGGGATTTTCGATGACGTGCCGAAGACGGAGCTTCCGACGGCGGCGGAGGCGGATGTTTCCGACAACGACGCCGGGAACATCGAGGCCAAAGACCGCTTTTCACTGGACGAGCCGGTGGAGATGACGAAGACGCTGGTGGCGCAGCACAACCTTGACGACGACAAGATGCGCCGGATGATGGAGCTGGGCGCTATCCCCTCGCCTTCCATCGCGGTCGTGCGGGCGGACCAAGGGCACGCGATGTACGGCCCGTATTCCATCGTGTTCCCGCGCAGCACCATCGACCCGGAAGCGGACCGGCGGAACAAGGTGTACGGAAGCGACGCATGGACGCCGACGCACAGCAACGCGCGCGTGGAGAGCGAAGTCAAGAGCGAGGCGATGTGGCGCATCGACGACCGCATCAAGGAGTTGAGCGACAAAATCGCGGACGGCATCTTCAGCAAGTCGAGCACGCTGGAAATGTTCCTCGGAGACGAAACGGAGATGACGCTGGACGACATCGCGGAGCGGCTGGCAAGCGAGGACGCGGTGCGCGCGGCATACCTCGCGGCGCAGGGCGAGACGCTGGAGCCTGTCAAGCGGGCGAAGGAGTGGAACAAGTACGGCAACGACTACCTTCGGATGTTCCTAGACCAAGTGGGACCGCAGAGACTGGCGCAAATCAGCGCGGACCTGTGGGAAGGCAAGAGCACGAAAGAGGCGCTGGGCAAGGAGTACGACACCATCCAGCAAATCATCCGCGAATACTACGCGAACCGGGACGAGGGCTACCTGCAACGGATGGCGCAGCGCAAGGGATGGACGCCGGAAGAGATGGCGGAGCAGCGCGAGAAACGCATCGACGACACGATGGCAAAAAACGTCAGCATCTTCACCATCGAGGACTTTGCCAAGGATGCGTGGGCGATGTACGAGGACGGCGGACAGACCAAGGGCGAGAACGACGTGCTGGCGACAAGCGACGCATTGAGCAGGCGCGTGAACGACAAGGATGTGCAGGCGTGGATTCGCGGCGAGCTGGACGGCCTGCTGGGAGAGCGCGGAATCTGGAACGGCAAGGAGATATTCGACACGCGCGGCAACCGCAGGAGCTTCAAACAGCTGCATTGGCCGGTGACGGCGGAGAACATCGTGCGGGCGATGAACCTTGCAAACGACAGAGGCGCGGGCTACTTCGGGTTTGGCGCGCCGGGGATGCACGCGGTGGCGACGACGGACTTCAGAAACGTGGGCCAGATGCACGCAGAGGAAGGGAGACTGCGCCAAGAGAGCGAGGAGGAGCACGCGGCGCGCTTCGAGGCGCTGGACAAGGAAATCGAAGCGGTGGTCGATGAAATCAGAAGCACGACCAAACACCACGCGGACAACACGTTCGAGGAGAACGAAATCATCGGCGACATCCTGATGGAAGCGGCGCAGGGCAAACGCACGCCGGAGGCGGTGCAGCGCGCCTTCCAGAGCGAGGGCTACGCCATCAAGTACGGCACGGCGGAGGACATCGTGGAGATGTACAACCACGCGGCGGAAATCCCGACGGGCTACTTCGAGGCGAAGCCGAAGCGCGTGGTGCCGTTCAGCGAGGCGCTGGCGCTGCTGGAGCCTTCGGATGCGCCGGAGGACATCAGGAAGTGGGCGCGCGATACCTTCCAGCAGGTCATCCCCTACGAGGCCGGGAACGAGGACCAGCGGCGCGAGCTTATCAACAGCATCCCGGACGCGCGATTCAGCATCGACGACGTGGACGAGGCGTTCACGGAGGACGTGACGCAGGAGATGGACCGCAGGAGACGCGAGGGCTACTTCTACTCGAAGCTGGAGCGCGAAGTAGAAAACTTCAGAGGGCAGAAGATGGGTGCGGCGTCCGTCATGCCGTACCTGAAGGGGCACGGCGTGAAGGACGAGGAAATCAAGTGGAGCGGCATCGAGCAGTTTCTGGAGGGCAAGCGGTCCGTGGACAAAGACGAGCTGCTGGACTTCCTGCGTGAGAACCGGTTGGACATCGAGGACAAGGAAATCCGCGACGAGAAGGGCCGCACGAAGTACACGCCGGAGGAGACGGCGGAGCTTGACCGCATCACGGAGGAAAAGTCTCGACTGTACGACCGCGTGTCGGAGCTGTGGAAGGAAGCCTACAACGAAATCGTGCCGGACGAAATCATTCTGGCGGACAACACAGCAAACGCGCTGACGCGCGCCATCATCGACCGGCACGGCGGCATCCGTGGCTTCACGGGCATCAACACGCTGACGCCGGTGGAGCGCGAGCTGTACCGCGACATTCCGGACGAGCTGCGGAGCCTTGACTGGAGACTGGACGACATCGCTGACCGTGGCAGGGCGCGCAGCGTGAACACGTCGAAGACGCACTGGAACCAATACAAGCTGGACGGCGGCGAGGACTACCGGGAGCTGCTGTTCAAGATGCCGGGGAGCGACTACACAAACGACGCGATGCAAGCGCACTGGGGCGAGCGCGGCGTGCTGGCGCACGCGCGCGTGCAGGACTTCAAGCACGGCGGCGAGCCGGTGCTGTTCATCGACGAGATTCAAAGCGACTGGCACAACGCGGGACAGAAGAGCGGCTATCAGCAGGGCGGAGCAAAGGAAATTGCCGAAAAGCGGGAGGAAGCAAAGAGGCTTGAAGACACACTCGCAAAAAGGCAAGACCGGTATTATGAAATCACAGAACGAGAGCGTGAGCACGGGGCAACACTGACAGAGGGCGAGCGGAAATTCGCGGAAGAGTTCATTGACGACTTCAACCGATTCACAGAGTTGAGCAGGGAAGTCGGAAGAACGCCGGATGCGCCGTTCCAGAAGACATACCACGAGTATGTTCTGAAGGACCTGCTGCGCCGCGCGGCGGAGGACGGGTACAAGTGGCTGGCGTGGACGCCGGGGTGGATGCAGGAGGAGCGGTGGAGCAGCGACTATGCAGAGGGATACCGCATCGAGTACGACCAAGACATCCCGAAGTTCCTGAAGAAGTACGGTAAACAGTGGGGCGCGCAGGTGCGGGACATCGACCTTGACGAGCTGGCGAACGTGATGGTGCCCGCCATCGACATCACGGACAGGATGAAAAACAGCATCCTGACGGAAGGACAGCCGCGCTTTTCCATCGACGACGACGAGCGGATGAGTCTGCGACTGCCGGGAAACGAGGACGAGCGCGTCTTCTATGCACCGGGCGGCGTGGAGGTTATCCAGAACCCGACGGCGAAGGAATACGAGCAGATGCGCGAGGAGGTTCTGAAGGAATACCCGCAGCTGCGCGGAACCGGCGAGCCGCTGCTGCGCCGGACGTTCGACGAGCAGGGAAACGAGTATTACTGGCGCGCGGACAAGGCGATGCACGCACGGGTGGAGCCTGCCATCAACCGGCAGTTCAACACGAGGACGAGCCAACAGTGGGAGTGGTGGAAGAAGCCGGACAAGGACGACTACCCGACGAGGTATTCCATCGACGACGGGCAGAAAATCATCCCGCAGTCTTCGACGGAGTACGCGCAGATGAAGCGTGAAGGAAGAATCGAAGACGAACGCGAGAAGACACGCAAGCCGGTGAAGGAAAGCCTGCCGACAATCGCCAAAAAGGACCTGCGGCAGAACCTGCTGAATCTCTTTTCCATCCCGGCGGGGCAGCGGACGGAGATGGGGAACATCATCGACCGCTATGCGGACCGGATGCTGCGAGACGGGAAGCTGACGCAAAAGGACATGGACGACTTCTTCGACAGAATGTACGCGGAAGGCGTAATGACCGTGGCGGCGGACGACTTCTATCAGGATGCACGCAGCACCATCAGCGGCAGGCGCATCTACGTCAACGACAGCACCAAGGAAGAGTTCGGAGACGAGTGGAACGACTTCAGGCGGCGAGCATTTGCGGCGGGGCTGTATCTGGTGAACGACAGGACCGCACCGGGAGTGGACGTGGTGAACGCGGAGCTGTCGAGCATGATGCCCGGAGTGTTCGACGAGGACACCTACGACATGAAGGGCGTGCTGGAGCGCGCCGTGCAGCTGGCGGAGGAAGGCAAAGACCAGAAGATGTCGCTGGCGGAGTACACGTCAATGCTTGCGGAGCAGGAATACGTCAGCGAGGACGAAGTGCTGGACAACATCGAGCGGCAAATGGACTGGGCACTGCGGACGTTCGCGGAGAAGGCAAAGCTGGAAGTCATGCTGCGCGACCGCACGGGCGTGAAAATCGCACAGGAGCGAAAGCGGCTGGGCGAGAGCATGGAAAACCAGAGGGCGCGCGAAACGATGCGCAGAGCGAGGGAACGCGACCGCAGACGCGAAATGGCGGAGCAGCAGAGGCAGAACCGCGAGATGCGGGAGCTTCAGCAGAAGACACTGAAGCAGCTACAGTGGCTGAACAAAAACCGATACCGTGCGCCGGGAGAGCTGCAAAAAACGTGGGACGAGATTTTGGGCGACATCGACATCTACGCCGTGAGCGCGGCGGATGAGATGCACTGGAGCGCAAAGCATCAGGCGACGTGGCGCGACCTGGCGGATATGTACAAAAAGGCGAGGGAGACTGACCCGAACTTCCTGCCGTCGGAAGAGCTGAAAAGAATCGTGATGAGACTGGACGGCAGCAAAATCGAGGACATGGACCCGGCTGCCCTGGCCGACCTTTACAAGGCGGCCGTCGGTTTGCGGACGGAGTTCTACAACAGGAACAACGTCATTAACGACGAGCAGCACCGGCTTTTCTCCGAGGTCTACACGGACGCGAAGGGCGAGATCGGGAGAGCAGCCAGCGGCTACACCGGGAAGAAACTGGACAAGTTCCTCAACATGGAGCAGTTGACACCCATGAATTTCCTGGAGCGCATGGGCGGCTGGGACACGGACGGCGCGTGGTATTCGATGGCGCGGCAGTTGGAACAGGGTGAGCGCGAAATGCGCGACTACCGCGTGAAGGCCGAGCGGCAGCTGGAGGACTTCCTGCGTGAGCATGAGGAGTGGGCGAAGAAGGCGGACGGACAGGGCAAGGACGCCATCTGGTACGAGTTGGAAGTGCCGGAGCTGCTGGAGCTGGGCATGGGCGACAAGCCAATCTTCGGAGACACGGTGAAGGTGTACATGACGCCTGCGCAGAAGGTGCATATGTACCTTGAAAGCAAGAATTACGACAACCTGCGCCACATGGCGGGAGGCCGCACGTTCGCGGACAAGGACCTGTACAGCAAAGGAGAGCGGGCGGAGGCGTTCGCGCAGGGGCGGACCGTGAGACTGGCACCGGAGACGGTGAAGAAAATCGTGTCTGACCTGACGCCGGAGGAGCAGGAGCTGGCGAAAGTGTTGGAGGACTACTACAACAACTTCGCGGCCAAGAAGATCAACGAGAAATCCAACATCCTCTACGGCTACGACAAGGCCGTGAGCAAAAACTACGCGCCTATCTACACCAACCGCAACTACGTCAACAGCGAGATCGGCGTGTTTGATACCACGGCCGAGGGCGTGGGCAACCTCAAAGCGCGCCAGTATTCCAAGAACCCCAGCTACAACATCGGTGCCTTTGACGCCTTTGAAAGACACATCGACCAAACGGCCCGCTTTGTGGGCATGGCGATCCCCGCGCGCAACTGGCAGACTCTCCTCAACTACCGCGAGCAGAACAATTCGATGGGCGACGTTATCACGCACAAGTGGGGCGAGGAGGCCAAGAGGTACATCACGGATCTTTTGACCACGCTGCAAGGCGGCGGCCGCGCCGGAAAGAAAACGCTGGACGGCGCGGCGGACAAGCTGCTGAGCAACTACGTCACGGCCGTCTTTGGGGCGAACCCTGGCATTGTGTTCAAACAGGCGGCGTCCTTCCCGCAGTTTGCGGCGGCGCTGGGCTGGGAGAACGCGCCAAGCGTTGGGCAGATGCTCCATGTGGACGAGAACATCATCAACGCCTACACTTCGGAGCTGGCCTACCGCCAGCTGGGATATGCCACACCGGAGACGGCACAGCTGAAAAACAACCCGAACTTCCTGGACAGCAACAAGGCCACGCGCTTCCTGCTGCGCGGCGGCGCCATTACGGCTATGGACGCCGGAACCGTCAAGCGGGCGTGGCCGTGGGCCGAGAACAAGGTCCGGCGCGAATACCCGGAGCTGGAGGTCGGCACGGAGGAGCAGATCAGGAACGGAGAGAGCCCGTTCTATCGGAAGGTCGCGGAGGAATTTGAGAACGCCGTGAGCATGACGCAGCCGATGTATGACGAAATGCACCGGCCGGAGATTATGAAGAACGGCAGCGGGATCCAGCGTGCTTTCACGATGTTTAAGACGGTCCCACTCCAGCAATACAATTCCCTGCGCCGGTCCTTCGGTGAATTGCAGGCGGCAAAGCAGAAGGCGGAGCGGGCAAACGAAACGCAGAAGCCGGAGGCCGAGGAGCAGGAAAAGGCGGCGGCAAAGAAGGCAGGCGCGGCCGTGACGGCCACGCTCGCATCCGTGCTCATGCTGGAAGCGGTCGAAATGCTGAACCAACTGGCAAAGAACCGTGGCAAGAATTACCGCAACGACGAGGGCGAGCTGACGGCGGGATCCGTCGGTGAGCGCCTGGCACGCAACGCGACCGGCGACCTGGCCGGCATGGTGATCGGCGGCGACGAGCTCACCGACATCCTGGCCAACTGGTTCCTGGGCGAGAAGTGGTACGGCATCGAGATCCCTGGCGGCGAACAGCTCAACGACATCATTGACGCGGCGGGCGGCGCGGCCGGAACGATCCAGAAGATCATCACCGAAGGCGCGAACATTCTGGCCAACGGCGGAGACCTGGGCGAATATTTCCGCAGGAACGCGGGAGACTACTCCGGCGCGGCGAAGGAGCTGGCCGAGAAGCTGGCTATGTACCTGGGCGGACTTCCGGTGCAGAACGTCGAGAAGTACATCCTGGGAGCCGTGCAGACGATCTCCCCGGAGTTGTACGCCGGCATGGAGGACATCTTCGACACGCCGACGAAGAACGACCTGAAAGGGCTGAGCGGCGACGCGCTGGCAACGCGCGCGGACCACATCCTGAAAGCGCGCGGCGTCGAAATTAGCGACGAGACGGCGGCGGCCCTGGCCGAGCTCTACGAGGCGGGACAGAAAACGTCCATTCCTCCCGACACGCCGAGCAGCATCACGGTCAACGGAGAGGACAGGAATCTCAACGCATACCAGCGACAGACCTATGACCTGGTGTGGAGCGCGAACGTCGAGCGCGCGCTGGACGATCTGACGAGCTCCAGCATCTACCGGCAGGCGACGCCGGAGGAGCAGGCCAAGATGATCGACAAGGTGTACGACTACGCGGCGGAGAAGGCAAAGGGAGCGCTGTTCGACGACTACGAGGCGAAGTCTTCGACAAAGGTGGACAACCTGACGGCGGTGGGCATCGACCTTGACGACGCGGTGCGCTACCATAACGAGGTCAACAGCTTCACGGCAGACCACGACAAAGACGGCAAGGTCATCCAGAACTCCAAGAGGGACAAGGTGTTCGACTACATCGACGGATTGCAGCTGACGCTGGCGCAGAAGGACGCGCTGGCGCTGGACGCGGGCTATTCGCAGAGCACAATCGACAAGGCACCGTGGAACACGCGCGGCGGAAACACCATGCTTCCGAGAGGGTAACAGAAAAGGACCGCACCGGGGAGCCGGTGCGGTCCTGCTGTGTGAGAGCTTTATTTGAACAGAGAGTGAAGTACGAGGGCAAATATCCAGTCAAAGACGAGAGCACAGCACGGGACAAAGAGAATATGCCACAAACTGAAGTGGATGCAGAGATAGACGATTGCGCCGATGACGCACAGGAGATGCAGAACGACAAACGCAAATTTCACGGTCGGCGATTGAAAATAGGAGCCGCGACTTTGACTTGTGAAGACGGCGAGGAACGAGGAGACGAGGACGACCAGATACGGAACGGCCATAGAAGCACCACCTTTCGATGGCGAGTATAGCACGCGAGAAGGTGGGAAGTCAAACCAAGCTGCGGGCGTTGCTGTAGACACACAGGCGCTCGATGCCGCGCTGAAGCTCGGAACAATAACTGCGCAGGCGAAGCAAGCCTTCCTGCTCGGCATAGAATTCAAGCAATAAAACGGCGTACTCCGGCGCAGACTTACCATACAAAGGGTCGTCGGAGGACTGCGGTTTTTCGACGCGAGAGAGGTTTGCATCAACAAGGTCCATGAAGTCGCCAAGGTATATGCCGCCACCGACATCGCAGGATGCAACGCAGGAGGCAAAACCATAGACGCGCTCACGAAAAACTGCGCGTTCGCGGCGCGGCTTAAGGAACAGAATATCAAAAACCACATAGGCGAGGTACGCCAAAATGACAACGCCGACATAATCCACGGAAAGCACCTTCCTTTCAAAGTTACGTTTACTTACGTCTTATTCATCTTTAGACTAAAGATAGCACGGGAAAGTGGTATCGTCAATATGCAAAAGACGATTAAGGGAGGCGGGGCGCGTGAAGATATTCCTGCCGGACGGGAAACTGAACCGCTGCGGCGAGCGTGTGCGCGAGGCAAGACTGCGGGCGGAACTGACGCAGGAAGAGCTGGCGGCACGGTTGCAGGTCACGGGCCTGCCGCTGTCGCAGCTGGCTGTCAGCCGCATTGAAATCGGCAAGCGCATCGTGCCGGACTTCGAGCTGCCGTATCTGGCGGAGGCGCTGAACGTGACGACGGCATGGCTGCTGGATAAAGATTGACCGCTCGCCGGTGGAGGCGGGCGGTTTTGCTATCTTGACAAATCGAGATAATCGCCTTTAGAATAAAAATCCACACAAAACAGAAGGAGGCGAAGAGGATGGCGAAGAAGGTTTGCGGCTACTTCCACCACCTGACACACAACGACAGGAGAAAAATCGAGAAGATGCTGAACGAAGGCGCGAAGATTCAGGAAATCGCGGACGCGCTGCGCACGACATATCAGACGGTATGGCGCGAGCTTCACCGTCCGAACGTCACCTATACGCATCTCAATTCTGACCTGACGACGGAGGAGAGGTACAGCGCGGACAAGGCGCAGGCGCAGTACGAGGAGAACAAACGCGGCAAGGGCCGTCCGATTAAGCTGGGCAGCGACTACGCCTTCCACGACTATGTGGAGCACAAGGCCATC